CGAGTGTACATCTCTATCTCTGCATTAACAGCTAAACAAATGCGTTCTAACCGCCTGTTTTATCATGCATATATCTATAAAAGCCGTAGAAAGTTGCAGTCTCAGGCCTTGAATCTTCTTCGTCCTGTTCATAATATATTGAATCAAAATAATTGAGTATTTCCTCAAAAAAATATCTTTATTTTTAAACAGTTTTTTTCCTCGACCTGCCATATGTTCACCTACTTTCAGAATAGTGTGAGTTGCTTGTCACAACAAACACCGTTATATCTTTCAAATGTTTTCTTGTTTGTGAATACCTTTTCTATCGCCTTACCTTGTGATCCGTTCGCTGTTGATAGCACGGTTTTCTCAATGCTTGCAATTTCTATGAATGAATCAGGCATATCATATTCAGAAATAAAGATATTATCCTGTTTTTCAGCCCATTCATAGAACTCTTGATGATTGAATCCCGAATACTTACCGCAGTTTGTACCGCTATATGGGATATCACAGTAAATCAATGCGCCCTCTGGAATATCCACCTGTTTATAATCGCTCTGTAGGCTCTGTAGGCTCTGTAGGCTCTGTAGGCTCTGTAGGCGACATAAACTTTCAAGTCGCTCTAACGTCTGTAAACGTTCATAGTTTTCAAGTTCATGTTCGTGTGACTTTGTAGCTTCAAATATAGCTTTTATCTGCCTGTTATAGTCAAGATATCTTTCGTAAACGTCAGTTTTATTTGATATTTTCAGTGTGATTCCAAGCTTTTCAATAGGTCTTGAATCGTTCTCAAACACAAGTATATGATATGCGTGTTTGAATTCTTCGATATCTGCGCCGTATAAATAATCTTTGCCGTTGTTACCGAAAGACCACACTAATGCTATATATGCATCATCGTGTTTGCGCCTGTTGAATTCTTCTCTTGATATCCATTCGGGATGCGTTTCTGTTGTGTACTTGCCATATGCACAGTCTTTGAACAATATCGGCAGTCTACCGTCAATATCATTCATAATAAAACGCTGATATTTTCTTGACAGCATAGCACAGTGAGTTACTGCGCCACCACCGCAGAACAAATCAACAAGTATTTCTGATTCAGGAAGTGTGTTTACTATCCATGATGCAATAGCGTTTTTACTCCCTTTGTAAGGCAATCCATATCTCATAATAGCCACCTGTATTTATATCCATATTATCACCGTCTAAAATGCGTTCTAATCGCTTGTATTTTTCATAGGGTAATTACCATTGCCCTGTTGCTTATCGTGCCGTGTGGGTTAATCTGATGCGTATATATACAGAAAAAGCCACAGTTTTGCTGTGACTTAATCTGCGCATCTTACAAAAGGAGGTTATTACCTGTCCGTATTGCCTGTACACAAGGCACGTTCCTTTATGGTGCATGAATTAAGTCACTACCTCAAATCATACATAAAGAGGGGATAGGGGAGCGAGACACCGCTCCCCAGTAAGAAAGGACATACAAGAACATCAAATCATGATTGTGTAGAACAAAAGAATGAAAAGGAGATCGTTCCGAAATGGATGTACGGAATAGTGGTAAAGGCATAGCCGCTCAAAGCTTCAGCACATTACCGCATCCCTTACACGTATTATAGTACATTTTTACCGTTATTTCAACAAAATAACATTGTTGAATCAACACAGTTTCGGCATTTTTTACGCTCCATCCTCCCATTCTGGATAGACAAAATCATTTATCGGACATTCGAGATAGTCTGATATAAGCCATAGGTTTTCACGACTGAGTGTTCCTGTTCGGTTTATCTCATGCCATAACACATTGACTGATACACCGCTTTCTCTTGCGAGGTCTTTCATCGTGCTAACCCCTCTTTGCCGCATTATGATTCTCAGCTTTGCTTTATCAACTTTCAGCTTCATATCCTGTCACCGTGTCGATGCTTGCTCCCTTGCCGACTGTCTCACAGCTTACTGTGCAAATCATTGTCAGCAGTGCAGCTATGATAAATAAGAACTTCTTCATTCTTCCTGCTCCTCTCCGTAAAGTATGTAGTCAGCTGACACATCAAGAGCCTTGCAAAGCTTTGCGAAGTAGTAAATGTTCATGTATCGTTTACCTTCTTCCCAGTTGCTTATACTGCAATGCGTTGTTCCTACCTTATCAGCTAAATCATACTGTGTCAGTTTCTTGTCCTTGCGAATCTTCTTGATTCGTTCCCCGATAGATTCAACGCTTGTCATTCTTCACTGTTCTCCATGATGATGAGATAATCTTCGTACCACTCTGCTTTTTTCAGATCCTGATCCGCTGACTGTCCGTCTTTCTTGCCTGCTCTAAAGCGGTATTTGTAGGCATTGCATTTGCAGAATCCTTTTACCGCTTCATCACCGAACATTGCCCTCATCACATCTATGCATTCATGCTTTTCCTGATAGTGGGAAGGATGATTTATATTATCCATTGCTTTACTCCTTAATTCTGATAGTGGAAGTCTCCGATATCAACGGTAACTTCCCCACCTGTTACGCTTACACCCGGGATGTCGTTAACTTGCTCACAGTGTGCTAACACTATCAGTGCCGCTAACACTGCCACGAATATGACTATTCCTGAGGGTTTGTTATCCTTTTTCATGTGCATCTTCCTCGCTGTTGTCATGCCGCTTAGCCTCGATTTTTTCTACCTTCTGTGCGAATAACTCGTTTTCAAGTTCATCTGTCTCCTTTGCTGACTGTGCGAGGGAGAACATGACAAGAACTGTCATTATTGCACCGCCGATAAGCGCTCCGATTATGAATTCCATTCTATCACTCCTTACTCAAATTCTCCGTCAACATCATCAACGGTATTTCTTGCCTGATTCTCCAGAGCAACGATACGCCGTCTCAACTGCTCGTTCTGCTGTTTCAGTTCGCAGGCGGCTTTCATGCCCTCGCTAAATCCTGAACTGTATCCTTGATGATATGCCTGTTCAACTGCATCATCAACCTTGAATTCTGGTGCAGGCTTCGGTTTTCTGATAAGCTGTGCATATCCTTCGATATTGTCTTTCATGCCGCATATCGGGCAGACCTGTCTCCCCTCGGGGAGTACAGCACCACAGATAACGCAGAGGTTGTCAGCTTCTTTTACTATCATTTCTATCAACTCCTTATGTGTTAGTGTTCTGCAATCCTTGCCCGTTATCCGTACCGAGAGAGGGCAGGAAAGGCAGTGTATTTGTTGTTTGCAGATGCTTTCACGGTTCATTTGTTTCTCCTATCAGCTTTAAGGCTTCGTCAAGATGCTTCCAGTGCTTTTCTTCACATTGTCCCATGAAATACAAATGCCTGTCTCACTTATCTGCACATCGTTATTATTGCAGATACCGTTATCATTGTAATAACAAGTTTCAACTCCACAAGTAAGCATTTAAAATCTCCGGCGTTCTTGCACATGATTCGCATATTGTTTCACCATTCACATCATAGTACACATTGTCTTTTCGCACATCGTGACCACATACTATGCAATTATCGCCGCTTATGACAGGCTGTACATCTGTAGCGTTTTCTTTCGCAAATTCTTTAACATAACGTAATGTACATTGAGCAACGCCCTGCCCTTTCTCCTGCAAATAAACGCTATAAGTATTACAATATTCAACGATATCATCTACTTTTACATACTTCTCATCCATGCTCTCACTCCCTCTCCGCTTCAATCCGCTGTATCTGACGGTCAAGCTTGTAATCTATCAGGCTATCAATTTCCCTTTCACCGAGAAGAACACGCATCTGCAAAGCCATGATAAGAACGTCTGCAACTTCTTCCTGAAAGTTGTCAAATCGTTCTCTGTATTGCTGTGCGTTCTGAATATCAGTTCTTTTGCATTTCTGAGATGCCTGTATCATCTCTGCACATTCTTCGATAAACTGTTCTCTCTGTGAATCATAGCCGTAATAATCGGCTATCTTCTTTATGCGTTCATCCATTCCGTTCACCCTTTCTTCTTCTCCGTGCTGAGGAGTATCAGCACGAAAGCAATCATCAGTATTAATACTATGTTTTTATCTGCTCGGAATTGATCTCCGCAGACTATGAATATCACAAGTCCGAGGATTCCAACTGTCCATTTGCTCATATCCTCACCGCCTTATCTTGTACCGCTTGCAATAATCATCAAGCGTTTCTATTTTGACGTTGATCCTGTCAAAGTCAAGATCGTATTTCTCAGCGTATTCCTTCATCATTTCGTTTGAACATATCTGCTGTCCGAATATATCAGGCATTTCCAGAACCATGACAATATCGTTAAAGAATCGCTGTATATACGGCTTTTTGTATCTGCGCTTCTCACAGACCGCTATCATAGCAGTTATAGCCTGTTTCATCATGTCATTCATAACAGCTTCGTAAAGCTGATACTGGAAAAGTGCGTTCTGTAATTCCTGTTCTTTCCGGAAGTCTTTAAGTCCTCGGCTTTTCATACAGCTTACTCCTCATATACTTGTCAAATTCCGATGCATCCGCAGTAATCATATACACATCGTTTCCTGTCTCATCAACGTGAGATAAGGACATTGTAACGCCCTCTGGCGATGTTCCGAGTATGCCTTCGGTGTATCTGATAAGCGTCTGGTTATCCTTATCCTCTTTCATAGTTGTTGAGCCGATAACGTTATGCTCGCTTATCAGTTCCTTTACCTTGTTGATGCTTGTTGTGACTGTATATCCCGATGCTCTGAATTCAACTGTCTGCTTTTCAGTATCAACTTCAATCGTTGCCACTGTCGGATTCATGCCCTGCTTATCAACCGCAAAGCCCCTTGTTCTGAATATCTTGCTCATGATTACTTCTCCTCAAACTTTCTATCTGAATTTGCAAAGGCTAAAGCCGTGCAGATCGCTCCGCAGGCAAAGCCGATAAGTGTGTAGGTTAACATTTGGAATCACCGCCCTTTTCTTTCTCTATCTGTTCATAAGTGAACTTGTTCCATTCCGATGCAATTCTCTCAAACGATTCCCATTCAAAATCGGGATCTGCTTCTATTATTTTTTTCAGTACTTCTTTAACTTTCAATTCGACACATCCTTTCAAAAATTCTCATACAGTTCAACACCGCATCTTCGTGCGAGTTCAACTGCGTTCTTCGTGTATGTCTTGTTAGTGCAGACAATAGCTTTCTGCGCTCTGAAATACTGCCTTGCGGCTATCGCTTCTTGCACTGCTCTTGTACCGACCTTTGCTGTTTTGCCTGTCAGATACTTGCATTGTACAATCGCTAACTTTCGGAAGAAGAATGTGCGGATGATGAGATCAGCCCCGAAATCCCCTGCTCTACCGACACGCTGTACAATGCAACCTCTGAGCCTTAACTTCATAGCGCAGTGTTCTTCGTATTTATCACCCTTGCGCTTTGTGTTTTTCTTCCTCATTTTTCCAGTGCCTTTATATCGTTGATAAGCTTGCGGATAATAGCAGCTTCTTCATCGTACTTCTTTAACTTTGGGTTCTCTGACAGTGTGAGGATTTCGGCTATTGTTACCGACTTCTTACCTTCCATTGCACTCTCTGCTATTCCTAATGCCTGCGCTGCGGCAGGTATGCTATATGTTTTCATCTCTGATTACTCCTTTCAAGATCATTGATTCTTCTTTGCAAGGACTGAATGTATTCATCTTGCTTATTGACTATCACTCTGAATTTGTCTATACATTTTCCCATTTCTTTAACGGTTCGCTTGTTCTTCTGCTTGTAGTTTTCACGGCTTATCGCAGTTGATATTTCATCATACACTTGTGCGTGTTCCTTGCAATATTTCCTACGGATAAGCGCATAAAAATTGCTGTCGTTCTCATTACCGAGATACTCCCCACAGCATATACAATGCCCTGTGAGAACACCGTCAACCAGACTTAAAGCAGGGTTTTTATACGTTTTCACTGAATCCCTCCCCTCTTGTCGTGTTATCCTTTTCCTCTCGTTTACCTCACTGACGAAAGGTAAGCCAATTTTAAAAAAATAGCAGGGGACTAATCCCGAAACGGCAATTTGAACGTTCTTTTCGTCCGTCCCATATCCCCGAGTAAACGCTTCTTTTCTTCTTCGCAGAGAAGCTTTATCAACCTTGAATTAGGCTTTATCGGAAATCTGGTTTCTTTATCGCCGCCGCCTGCAAAATCTGAATACTTGCAGTACATAAAGATTTCTAAATCAGGATTCTTTTCAACTATGTCTGCAAGTGTTTCAAGATCTTGAACACTGTCATAGTCTTTTCGCAGTTCATCCATCCGAATTATTGCGTGTCGCTCCTTGCTGTAAACAACATCGGGGACGTTGTACCGTCTCCAGACTTTGTATGCAATGTAGCAACATACTGACAAAACTGCAAGCCACATTACGTCTGTAAAAGTTATCCCATATTATCACCCTCTTGATGATAGAAAAAGCCGTGTCAAGAATCATGTAGCAGATGGTTCTTGAACGGCTTTTGTCGATGTTCAATTGTTGCTTACCGATGCTCTGATCTGCTACCTCTGAACACCGACTTTTCTATACTCTAATTATACCATATCTCTTTGTAAATTACTGCCTAAATGAATCGGCATTTTTGCCGATTGATTTGTGTATTTTAGGACTTGACAAACAGAATTAAAACGATAACTGCACATCACTTAACATCTGCTCTGTTGCCGCCTTATAGAATCGCTTGTCTATCTCGAATCCGTAACAGCTTCTTCGTATCTCCTGACACGCTCTGAGGGTTGTTAAACATCCAGTATGTCAAAGCCGTCAAAAGTAATCTGCCCCTGCAATGTTGTTACATCCGATATCCACCAATACATTACATCCTCGCCTGACCGCCACGATAAGTCTTTTATCGTTTTACCACTATCTAAGATTTCTTCAAGCATCCTGTCAAATGCTCTTATGTAGTTGTGGTAGTATTTCGGATAGATTTGGAAGTCTCGTCTACGCTTTCTTCCTTGCATTGGACAGCCTATGCATCCGATACGCTTTCTTCCGCACTGATAAAGGGGATTGCTTTCGCATCCGTAGTGGTGAAGGAATTCCCACACATCATCCTCGGTCCAGTTAAGGATAGGATTTATCATCGTTGAAGTGGTTCTGAAACAGTGTTCAACTGCCCTTCTGCTGTCTGCATTATCGAAGTTCAGCACCACCCCCCCTTGATTTGTTAACTGAAAATTTATATCATTCTCAGACATATACTTCTGTGTGGTTTTCTCCTTGCCGATTATCTTTATCTCGCCGCCGTTCTCGGCTCTCTTGCGTGATTCCGTAGCACGTACACCTGTTATCTTCAATCGCCCCTCACCGCCACGCTCTTTGAGTTCTGCACAACAGTAACGTGCTAATCGTGTTGGTGGTAACTTTTTCTTCGGGATAAGATTCCACATAGTCTTGTGTGTTCCGTCTGCGTATCGTGCTTTATCAATAATCACATTCGGTATGCTCTTGATGTACTGTATTGTCTCTGGTGCATCAACCGTTGTCAGATTATGAACTATATCATGCTTCACCCCTGCAAGCTGTGCAAGGATTCTGATGCAGTCTGAATCCTTACCGCCCGAATAGCACAGATAATACGGTTCGTCCTCTGGTTCAAACATCCGCAAGGCTTCAATTGCTTTGCGTTCTTTTTCTTTCAAGTCATTCATGGTAACGCTCCTAACTCTTTCATATTCGCCCTGTAAGCCCTTGCAAGCGTTCATAGTATAATTACACTACCCACATACTGCTTTATTACTGTCTGGATCAATCTTACATCCACGAGTACATTTGTGCGATTTCATGTTGTAGTACGCACATTCCGCACATAGTTCAATTCCTTTCATTTGGTTTCATCTCCTATCAGCTTTAACACATCTGCTTCGTGTTCCCATTTTCCATCCGAGAAACAGTATATATCAGCATTGGCAAGTAACAAAAGCCTTTTCGCTTCATCCAACTGCCTTTCAAGCCTTTTTTTATCCGCTGTAAGCTGAGATATCAATGCGGCTATCTCAGGTTCGCTCATCCATTTGCCGTTAATAATCATTCGGCTTCACTCTCCTTTAATTTTTCTGCTATTGCCTTTACAACATCAACGGTCACTCCGTTGCCTGCCTGTTTGTACAGCTGACTGTCTGAATTTACAAATGCAGCCTTTTCATAGCAATCATCTGTCCATCCTTGCAGTCTGAAACACTCTCTCGGTGTCAGCTTGCGTATAGCTATGTAGCAGTTGCATTTTTCGTACCATACCGCATATACTTCCTTATCGTTGACTTTCAAAGCCACTCCGTGACGGTCCTGTGCAGTCAGCGTGAATGATTCTTCGCCGTTATCCTTAAACCGCCTAATACCAAACTGCACAGGGATATGTGGTTCTCTGCCACCACCGTCCATCTTGTTTAAGCAAGGGGATATTCCGTCAGTATCATACAGGCGGTATTGATTTGGATTTGTTCGGTGCGATTTCTGCATACCAATCTGATTCACTTCACAAACACTATCTTCTCCGTCTGCTCCTTTGAAAGGAAATATTTGCTTTCGACCTCTGCTTCGAGAATGTCCGACAGTGTACACACGTTCTCTGTTTTGCGGAACTCCAAAATTCTTCGTGTTAAAAATTTGCCACGTTGCATCATACCCCAGTTCGTCCAGTTCAAGGAGAATGGCAAGGAAGTCAAATCCTCTGTTGCTTGATAACATTCCCTTAACATTTTCGTAGATAAGCCATTCAGGTCTATCTTCTTCTTTGAGCTCCCCAAGTACCCGAAATACTTCTCGAACGAGGGAACTTCTGTCCCCCCTTGCACCCCCTGCCAGAGAGGTCTACACCTCTCTGGACTCTGGTGATATGCGGCTTCGCCGCTTTTTTATTTTTTTCAGCTTCCGATAGTAAGCACCTTTACAGCGTCCGCTGCGATCTTCTTGAAGCCGCAGGTAATGGATACTGTGATCTGATCCAGCTGACGTTCGATAAGCTTGTCTGTCTCTATAACAAGGTCTGTGCTTGTGATGAATTCCAGTGCGAATCTGCGGTCGATACCGATGATGGTATTGCTGTCAGCCGCCGCAGACTTGATAAGCTCCACACCGAATGGGAGAATAAGCTTGCCCTCGGAATAAGAACAGGTCTCGGCGATCTGATCCATAGCTGCGATCTTAGCCGCAAGATCAGGAGGAGCGATGATAGTTGTCATGTCGAAGCAGTCGAATTCGCCGTAAAGTTCGGCAAGCTTTGCATAGGTGAGGTCGCTTGCTGAGATCGAATCCGCACCTGTCTTGAGCACGGTGAAAGCCTCCTTAGCCACTGATACAGCCAGCTTCACACCGATACTTCTCAGCATTACGCCGAAAACATCAAGTCTCTGCTGACGTACTGCTTCATATGAGGCTCTGATAAGTCTGCCGTACTTGCCGAGAGTGACACCTACGATATCTTCGGTGACGGTAGCCTCGGGGAGTTCAACGCCCTGAGCGGTAGTTTCGTATTCCTCGTCATCGTCAAGGACACAGCCCAGATACTTGCTGCTGCAATTGATAGTCTTAGCGGCACACACTGAGGAGATGACAGTTTCGTCAAAGCCCTTGCGGATGCATCTTGTTACGAATTCGGGGAAGAGAACTGCTGTCTCGGTAGATGAGAAGAACTTCTCCACACGGTCGCAGTCCTGACCGCTTACACGGATGTTGAAGCGCTTGAGCTGTCTCTCGAATGCGTCAAGCTTTTTGAGGGGAGTTCCGCAGTATGCAGATGACGGATCAAGCTCCTCCAGTGCGGCAGTGAATGACTTGCCGCTGAGATTGTACATACCCTTTTCAAGTCTGATATCGTTATACATAAGTTTACCTCCAAAATTCAGATATTGTTTTCAGTTTTCTGATTTCTCAGCTCTATTTCATGAGCCTGAGCATTTTTCAGTTGTTCATTGGTGAGAAGATGCATTGAGGTGTAGCTTGCGGCTGCGAACTTATCCCACTCGCAAAAGCCAACACATTCATGCCCTGCAAGTTCCATACCTCTGCGGAATCCTCCGACCCCTGCGAATAAGTCCAGGAATTTCACCTATCATCACCCCTTCGCCTGTCTTTGTTCGCCTTTGCTATCTTAGCCTTGACCGCTCTCACAAAGGCTCTGGATTCGCTTTCGGCTTTTACTTCTGTTCTTCTGCGTTCAAGTTCCTGCTTGTATATCGCATAGTCTCCGCAAGTCGTATGGCATCCGATACAGCGATCAGTGCAGCCCTTGCAGGGAGACATTATTGTTGTTGAGATTATCATGTGAATACCCCTCTTTGATTAATTCCTGATATCTTTTGCAGATATCGCAGAACTGTTTGTAATCGTCCTGGTAACGCTTGTACATGATCATTGCATAGCTTTTTCTTTTCTGCGCTTCTTCTCTGCTTATCCGCTTTGAGTGATACTGTGCATATAGCCCTGACAGCATATAGAATAACATTGTCTCAGGCGGTTCAAGATCTTTCGGACACGGACTGTCAGAAGCTGCTGCACGTTCAATCTTCTGTAACAATTCTGACTGCATCTTCCACACTCCTTGCTATGCCGGCTTTGCATCCGTACCGGTTCTGCATCTGATCTATGAAGTTTATCTGTTCATCACTTGCAACTCCGATCTCAGTCTTTACCTCGATGAATGCTATTTGTCCGTCCTTAATGGCTGAGAGATCGCTGCGGCCTTTGGCTGCTCCTGTTGTGAAGTATGGTATCTTGTCGAGCTGTGCCCTGATATCTGACGGAACTGCACGTTTCAGCTTGTCCATGAGCTTCTTCGGTATCAGGTATCCTGCTCCGACGTTGATGCGTTCTGTGTAATATCCAAGCTCTGAGAGCTTAAGACGTATCTGGTTCTGCAGATCATGCTCGGTCATGCTGGCACCACCTCTCAAATTCTTTTAGTTCTTCCTCTGTCGGTTCGTCTTCCGGTCGGCCTTGATCATATCCAAGAGTACAGCCGGATTCAAATGTACAGTTTGCCAGGTCCTCATATGTTTCAACCCATTCAGGATAATGCACCCAGCCCCAGCGGCATTCCTGACAAAACTTCATCACCGGATCAATGCAGCGTGTAGGTTTATCGTTCATATTCCTATTATCCTCCTCATATTGTCATACTTATGGGGCACCGGTATGTCATGCAGCACCGCAAAACGTACAGCCCACTGAATTTTATAGCCTCTCGCCTTCCGGATCCGCTCGACATCTGACCAGGACTCTGCTGTCAGGTCTGTGTACTTGGTGTTCTTGATTTCTTTCTGACGCTGCATCTCGACCAGATCTATCTCGACTGTTTTCTTTTCCTTCCGCTGTATCTCCTTCACCGCAGCATATCCGCAGTACGGACACTTCTGCATTGTAGGTGGATACACAGCAAAGCACATCGGGCACTCTCTGATCTTGACCATGTTCTGCTGCTTCGCCTTCGGTTCCAGCGTCCATTCCCTGTTGTCGTCTGGTAGGCCATGCAGGTAGCAGTTGCCGACGTGATCTATTATGATCGCTGTCTTTCCTGGCATGTATCGCATTGACCTCATACTCTGCTGTATGTATAGCGTCAGGCTCTGTGTCGGCCGGAGGAGAACCGTGCATTCACAGTCCGGAACGTCGAGGCCTTCACCGAAGAGCTCACAGTTCGTTAGGATCATGATCTTGCTGTCTCGGAAGTCCTGCATGATCTGTGTTCTCTGCTCTTTCGGTGTACTGCCGCTAAGTGAAGCTGCTGTATATCCTGCCTGCCTGAACTGCTCCGCTGTCTCCTCAGCTGCTTCGACCGATGCACAGTAAGCAATGGTTTTCTTATTCTTAGCCAGGCGTTCCCACTGCTTCACGGTCTCGCCGTAGATCTCACTGTTCTGCATCAGCTCCGCTACCTCGTCGGCCTTGTAGTCGCCTGCCTTGATGTGCAGGCCTGATGTATCGGCGAGCTTCACGCTGTAGTACTTGTACGGTGAGAGATAATGATTTTCGATAAGCCACTGTGTTGTTACCGAAGTAATCAGATCTTCGTACACTTCACCGAGACCGCCATGATTAAGCCGGCACGGTGTTGCTGTGAAGCCGAGCCTCAGAGCGTCGGGAAATGCTTCATAAATCTTCTTGTAGCTGTTTGCTGTGCTGTGGTGCGCTTCATCCGTAATGATGATCTTCGGCTCTGGAATCTTGTCAATGTGTCTGCTTACCGTCTGGACCATACTCACTGAACAGAGATCCATGTCTACACCCTGAGCGGTGAAAGTGTTGGTTATCTGCTCACATAGTTCCTTACGATGTACCAGGAAGAGAACTCTGTTGCCTTTGTCTGTCGCTGAATGTGCAATCTCTGCCTGTATCACCGACTTACCACCGCCGCAGCCGAGAACCGATACAATAGACTTATGTCCTGATATTACAGATTTTCTTATGTCAGATATCAATTGTTTTTGATAAGCACGGAGAATCATTTCATCACCTTCTTTCCAACTGGAATAGTTAATGCATCTTTAACACTCCAGTGATAATTTATAATTCTTGCTCTTATAGTAAGTGGTTTAATTCCTGTAATATTGCTCCATTCAGAAAGTGTATGCGTTTGACCGTTTACTGCGTACATATTTTTCACTCCTTAAAAGTTGGTTACATAGATAGTTACACGGTATATCGGCGAAAACTGCGATTTTGTAACCAATGAAACCAAAACTCCTTATATATTACAAATTTCACAATATTTCACATATTATATATTTTCCTTATTTTTTATTTTCTTTATATTCTGGTTACATTGGTTACAAAAGTGGATAAAAGGCTATATATAGCGTAACCATCTATGTAACCAAGTATGTAACTATGTAACCAGATTTAAAGCAAAATATCTTCATAATCGGTTAAATTTGTGCGTTTCCACCATTTTTGTATACCATATTCGGGAAAACGTTTGACAACCGACTGTTTCTCCCACTCAGGAAAATTACCCGTCAAAATCAGTGCAATGTCGATGCTCTCTTTCTTCGATGGTTTACTTTCGCCATTCTTCAAAGCCTGTTGCCAGAGTTCAAGAATACAAACCTCATCTCTACCTTCGAGATAGTCCTGAATCATTCCAACTCTGAAATCATCCTCGACCGCTTCTGCCTGTTTCTGTCTGATAATTTCCACAAGTTCATGTTTAGCATAAGGCTGCATGAAGTCTGTGGTGAATTTTGCTTTTGCTTCTGCCCAACACTGCCTGATGTACTCTTTGATCTCATCCTTATGCTCAAACAGTTCATATCCGGTCTGCCCCACTCGCACAGGATAGAAGCGGCGGTTTCCTGTCTTGTCCGTCAGGAACTGCTCCTTATTCGTTGTGCCGATGAAGATACACTGTCTCGGATGGTCTGTAATGCGCTTGTCATAAGGCATTCTATAACGATCGTTCAGACGTGTCAGAAAGCTTTTAACAGCTTCTTGTTCCTTGACCTTAGTCATAGCCAACAGTTCAGATACCTCACATATCCATGCGCCTTCCAGGGCTTCTATACCTTTCTGACCATCGAACTCATTGACTTCCGTGAAGTAATCGTCTTTCATAGCAATCCAACGAACAAGCGTTGACTTGCCCTCGCCTTGCTTCGTGCCGATAAGCACAGGCATATCATCGAACTTGCAGCCCGATTGATAAAGCCTGTGGATACCGCCTGCGAATATAAGCCTGCTGACTTCCCGTACATACGGAGTATCTTCACATTTAGCAGCATAATGCAGAAAATTAGAAATACGGTCCTGTTTATCCCATACCAGACTATCAACAAGATCACGGATAGGATGATACTCGTTTCTTCCGAAAACCACTCTAAGTGCATCATCACACTTCTGCGAATTATGGATTTTATACTCGAATTCGATGAAATGACGTGTCTCAGCATCGTCCTTGTCAGTCCATCGGCACATCTTTCCCTCTCGCTCTTGTTCGGGCGAGTAGGTCAGGAGATTGAATTTAAGCCCTTTGAACTTCTCATCGTGTTCCAGAATGCGGATGAAGTTCTCGGTTGACGATATGCGTTTACCATCTTCGCCGCATTCCAGTTCAAATTTTTTATTTATACTGCTTTCGTACTGCTTTCGACAGGATTTTTCAAAAACCTTGTATAAGGTCTTAAAGTTCTGCATACCGAACTTTTTAGCTTCTTTCGCTAATTCTTCAAGCCTTTGCAGCCTGATAAAATCATCATGAATTATGATAAGTTCGTTATACGGTTCATTCCCTTTAAAATCGTCCTTGTCATAGTTGAATCGCCATTCAAGGCCGTTCATTTCTTCGGACGATACACCACCATTTTTTGCTATTTCAAGGCATCTGTTGAATATATCAAGATTGTTTGTTTGTTTGCTGACGTTTCTAAGAAGTGTAAGATTATTTGTAAGATTATCTTGATTTTCGCTAAAATACGCAATATCTTGAATGCAGTTTATAACTGCATCCGCGATTGCATTTTCATTGTCATGTGCAAAACACGCTTTCGCTTGTTGCTGTGTGATCCTATAAATACTAACACCTTCTTTCAGCTGATATCACCGAAAGACTGTATTAGAACGGTGCATCCCCATCTGAAAGGATCTCTTCATAATTGCTAAGATCACCGTAAGACATAGCTGCAAGCTGCTCAGGTGTCTGATATGCGTTCTCCATGCTTGCGAGTGATGCATTGTACGGTGCAGCACTGGTCTTCTCATCCATGAGCTTATCATCGGGAATAGTGAAGTTTCCGTTTCTGATGCTTTCTATACTGCGAGAAAAGCGGCATTTTGTAGCAAATTTAAGTTCTCCGTCTTTTGTTTTAAACTGTTCCCTGCCGAATACTCCGCCGAATACCTTGCCTTTAAGACTGAGTTCATTCCAGTCCCACATATAGCCATCATTCGACTTCTCAACCGAGGTTATAAACCTCTTGAAAGACTGCTTTGTCTTTTCATCGTTTTCTGTGCCATCATCTCTCGGGATGAATACATCGAACACACCGCCCCACTTAGCATCGGGATTCTGTGCTTTAGCTGCCTTGAAACGTGTGCTGTAAATACCTGCATACTGTTCGTGATTGATGACATCGAATGCAACTTTCAGGATCTCACCTGTTGCACCTGATGCCCTTGAAGTGTACTGCTCAACCTTTGCACCGATGATCTGTAACTCATAGCCGCCCGGTTCGATGCTTGCACCGCCCTCAAATACCTGAATTTCGTCATAGCCCTTAAACTTCTTAATCATTGATTATTCCTCCTCGTTTTCGTAGGCTTCAAGAGCCTTAATTACTTCTGTGATATCGTTCGGGATCTCATCTTCTTCAAATAGTCCCATTGGTGACTTTGCTGTGCTGTTCTTAGCGTGAGTTTCAAAGATATACTGTCCTGCATTGCACTTAGCTATCAGGACCGTTGTAAATTTGCTTTCAAGACATATCTTTTCAAGCTTCTTTCCACTTGTCTTAATGCGTGTAAACAGATATCCGCTATCATCACGCTCCGTCTGTGTGTGCGCCATGAAGATAATCGTTAGGTCAGGCCTGAGCAAATATGCAACATCGACGATGCGCCAGATGCACTGTGCTAAATCCTGCCACTTGTCAAAACCTTTTTCCTTCATGCGTCTCATTTCATCCGCTACCATAATGCTGCCAATCGTATCAATAACAATTACCTTGATGTCCGGACGATTCTGAGCAACGCCTATTAGAAAAGCATATATCCGTTCAGGATCATCACAACAATAATAATTCTTATTGTCGGTGTTATACTGCTTTTTCCAGCCTTTCCATGATAGGCCCTTCTTATCAGCATCGAAGATGTAAGTTGTCTTAGGATCCAGTTTCCTTAAAGATGTCGTCTTTCCAC